GCGTTGGGGTCCTGAGATGGGTGTCTGGGTGTGGAAATACGGTCTTTCCGAGCACTCTTATGTAATCTCTGCGGACGTTGCAAGAGGAGACTCTTCAGACTTTTCGGCTTTTCATGTCATTGATATAGACGAATCTGAAGTGGTCACAGAGTTCAGGGGTAAAGTTCCACCTGATCAATTTGCTGTCATACTTGCTGAGGCTGCAAAAAGATACAACAATGCCCTAATTTGTCCTGAGAATAACACATACGGTTATGCTGTCAATATGAAGCTGAGGGATATTGGCTACACAAATCTCTACTTCAAGAATGAAAAGGACAAGTTCGGAGCGATATACGGTGCAGGTGAAGTAGACATATCGAAGGCAGGATTTACGACGTCCGGTCAGAGTAGAGCACAAATACTCACGAAGCTTGAAGAAGTAATCAGAAACAATGCCATTCAAATATACTCATCCAGATTCTATCAGGAGCTAAAGACATTCGTGTGGACGGGCACTAAAGCTCAAGCCCAAAAGGGCAAGCATGACGATCTCATCATGTCACTCGCAATAGGCGTGTGGTTGTACGATGCTTCTCCGAAGAACAGTCACCATGCAAAGGATCTTAATAAGGCAATGCTTGCAGGTTTTGCTGTGAATTCAACAAGGAAAGAAGCAATTTTGAGTCCCTGGGCGGGCAAGAACTACAATCCCTTTAAGCCATTTGTTTTAAATGAGATGCCGGGAAAATCAGAAGATGCAACAGCACCTGCACCCTACGGTGACATGAATTGGTTGCTTAAGTAGTTTATAGACCAACGTCTGCGTTTACACTAATACTTAAGACAAAAAATGGCAGAAAACTACAATAGAAATCTATTCGGTAGACTCACACAGCTTTTTAGATCTGGTCCTATCATCCGTAGAAAAGTGAAGGGCATGACGCAGAAGGCGGGAAACACGTCAACTGCGATGGAGGTCTTTAGAAGCGCTCACAGCGATGTGTATAACAGCACACTCTCTGCGTACGGTGCATTCGATAGAATGTCAAGATACTCAGACTTCAGCGAGATGGAGTCTACTCCAGAGATTGCCTCTGCTCTAGACATTTATGCTGAAGAGACAGTGTCTTCTAGCGAAGACGGAAGAATTCTTCACATATACTCGGACAATAGAAAGATTCAGGAGATTCTTGAGTCTCTCTTTTATGACACATTAAATGTTGAGTTTAATCTTGTCATGTGGGTAAGAAATCTCTGCAAGTATGGAGATTTCTTTCTTTTTAATGATGTGTCGCCAGAATATGGTGTCATTAACTGCGTGCCAATCTCAATCTCAGAGATTGAGAGAGAAGAGGGATTTGATCCAAAAGATCCGATGGCTGTGAGATATCGCTGGATAACTCAGGGTAATCAAGTTCTTGAAAATTGGCAGGTAACTCATTTTAGACTTTTGGGAAATGATGCATTCCTTCCCTATGGATCATCAGTGCTAGAGGCAGCTAGAAGAATCTGGCGTCAGTTGATCCTCATCGAGGATGCAATGCTTGTTTATAGAGTCATTAGGGCGCCTGAGCGCAGAGTCTTCTATATTGACGTTGGTAACGTTCCTCCAGAAGAGGTTGCAAATTACCTAGAACAGGCACAGACCTCTCTAAAGAGAAACCAGATTGTCGACAAGACCACTGGCAAGGTGGACCTCCGGTACAATCCTCTCTCAGTCGATCAAGACTACTTCCTACCTGTTAGAGGAGGCGAGTCAGGCACAAAAATTGATACACTTGCAGGTGGACAAAATACTGCTGCCATCGAGGATGTTCAGTATATTCAGAAGAAGCTATTTGCAGCTCTAAAGATACCACGTGCCTATCTAGGGTATGATGAGGAAATCGGATCGAAGGCAACTCTCGCGCAGGAAGATATAAGATTTTCTAGATCTATTCATAGAATTCAAAAGACAGTTCTTGCCGAGCTTAATAAGCTTGCTATGATTCATCTTTACTCACATGGTTATGAAGGTGAAGATCTTCTTGATTTCACACTCAAGCTTTCTAATCCATCCTCGATTGCGCAGCAGCAGAAGCTTGAGCTCATTAAGTCCAAGTTTGAGATAGCAGGACAGGCTCCTGAGGGACTTGTAAGCAGAAAATGGATAAGAAAGAATATTCTCAATCTCACAGATCAAGAAATTGAGAATATTAAAGATGAGAGATCTGATGATAAGCTAGAAGACACTGCTGTTGAATCAGCGGGTCAGCCAAGCGCAGGAGGTGCATCACCTGCTCCTGAAGCAGGTGGTGAAGAGGCAGCTCCCACAGGAGGTGAGGAGGGCGGAGGTCTCTTCAGCGGTGACGTTCCCAAGGGAAGCCTTCTTACAGCAAAGCCTGGGAATGGCAAGTTTCTAGACGACGAAGACGAAGACGAAGATGAGAGCGATGAGATCTCAAGTATTTCAATAGATGATCCCAATGCGCCCATAGTCTTTAACAATCAGATAAGAAATATTTTTGGTGAGCCGATTAAAAAGTCTAGAAAAGTGACAGATGGTCCTGCGTCTCATCACATGCCCGACTTAGGTGGAATGGTGAGTAACAAGAGAAAGCAGGACACATTTCACAAGCCATATGATAATGACTGGATAAAAAATCCGTTCAAAGAGTCGATTACCGCGAAGGGAGATTTCATGTCAGACTTCTTAGACAAGAAGATGAGTCAGCAGAAGAGAATGACTGATGACATGAAAAGCACTCTCGATAAATTTGCATCAACCGTAAGAATTAATTCACCCGCGATACTTAAAGAGGCAGACTCTAGCGTTTCTGATAGAGACGATGAGCCTGTCGATATCGACTTGGAGAGCCTTGGGAGCAAAGGATCAGATGAGTAAAGGTCACAACAAGAAGCGCAACGTTGGAATTGTGTATGAGCAGCTTGTCACCACCGTGTCTAAGGCGATGGTTGAGAAGGACCAGGATACAGCCAACAAGGCGTTAAGAATCATAAAGAAGTACTTTGTTCAAGGAACTGAGCTCTATCGTGAGTTTAGGCTCTTTAACGCACTTGTTCAGACACACGTAGCTTCTGATGCTTTGGCCTCGAGAATTCTCGAAGAGACAAAGATTGCATCACATAAGTACGATCTCACAAAGCTTAGAAGTGAAAAGTCTAGCCTTATCAATGAGATCAATAGAACCTTTGATAAGGACACTTTCTACGACACACCTGTAAAGAACTATAAGGTTCTGGCAACTATACACACTCTCATGGAAGAGTGGAGAAATGAGTGCCCAGACGTCGTAAAGAGAGTTCAATATGAATCCAGACTTCATGAGTGGCTCATGCTTGAAAAAGAAAGCGGCCCAATTGAGACACTCAAGACACCAAACGTGAATGATCTGACTGTTAAGATTATGAGAGAATCATTCAATAAGAAGTTTGGCAACACTCTAAACGAGAATCAAAAGAGTCTGCTTCAGACAATTGCATTTGGCGGAGACCAGAATAAGGTTCAGCAAATAATGAGAGTTCAGAGAGATGCGTCTCTCAAAGCTCTTCAGAATTACAAGAGTCAGTGCGATAGCAAAATTGTTGAGCAGAAGATCCCTGTTGCCATTAAAATTCTTGAATCACTTGATGCCGATGACATTTCTGATCAAAATATTGCAAAGTTTATGACTGTTTCTAAGCTCTGTGATGAACTACTGGAGAACAATAATGGCTGATAATATGAAGCTTCTTACAGAGTGGCGCCCCTTTGAGTATTCAAAGGAGATGATTGAAGAGTCCAAGCGCATCAATGATGGAAAAATTCTCCTAAAGGGAATACTTCAGAAGTCTGACACACTTAATCAGAATGGCAGAGTTTATCCTCGCGCTATCCTAGAGCGTGAGGTGAGGAACTATCAGAAGTTTATCAATGAAAATAGAGCACTAGGTGAGTGTGATCACCCCGATAGTTCAGTTGTTGAACTCAAGAATGCATCTCACATCATTCGTGAGGCTTACATGCAGGGTGACGTGTGCTACGGAAGCGTAGAGCTACTAAACACACCCAGCGGAAAGATTCTACAGAGCCTAGTTGAGTCAGGAGTGACGCTGGGAATATCATCTAGAGGAGTGGGATCTACGCGAAGTGAAGGTGACTACGACGTTGTGCAGGATGATTTTCAACTTATCTGTTGGGACTTTGTCAGTGAGCCTTCTACACCCGGTGCTTTCATGATGAAAGAGGGACGCGAAATTTCACGTGGCGATTTGAATCGTCATTTTAAGAAGAGCGACAGAATAGATAGAATTCTCAATGATATTCTCAGCTGGAAGAAGTGATTTCAGCTACACGATCAGGGAGCTATTTTAAATGTCGAAATTCACACGTGGACAACTCAAGGAACTTGTCAAGGAGTGCCTAGTAGAAATACTTTCTGAAGGTCTTGCATCTCCACAGACAAAGACACCACAGGTCAATACAAAAACATCGTTATCAGAGCGACAGACATCAAGGACGCTTCCAACAAGAGCACAGAGTCCTGCATTGAATGCTGTTACATTTTCTGCAGGTGTACCAACTGCACCAAAGACAGCTCAGAAAAACTTTGAAAATGCTATTAAGCAGAATGTAAGCCTTCTTACAAGCGACCCAATGATGTCAAGCATATTTGCTGATACTGCAGCAACAACTCTTCAGGAGCAGATTAACGCTGACGTTTCTCCTGGTAGTAGCATTTCAGATGATATGATCTCATCTCCATCTGCTGGAGATGTTACAGATATCTTCGGTGAGAGTGCAAAAAACTGGGCAGCACTAGCTTTTGCAGAATCACCAAAAAAGTAGAATGTTTTTAGAATGTGAGATACCTATTATAAGGTTTCTGTACAAGAAAATTGGAGAATAAAATGGCAACACGTAAGCTTACACCAGAGCTTCTCAGAAAGATCGTTCTAGAGGAGAAGAACAAGATGCTCCGCGAGGCAGCAGCTGTCGGAAGCGATCCAGTCGCATCTGGCAAGGAGCACGCCGAGGATCTCACAGTACCAGAGGTTGATGCCGATGGATACGCTGATACACTCGCAAATGAGATCAATCACATGAAGGCGCTCAAGATCCATGAGCAGCGCCTCACAGCGAAGCTTCGCGAGATTCAAGAGGCCAAGAAGCGTCTCCGGGAGCGCGTTGCAAAGAAGATCGGTTGATTTGGTTGATTAAACACTTAATGAGGAGAATCGAATGCCTTCACATCGGCAGAGAACTGTCAATATTGACGTAACACCTAGGTCATTAGGGCCGATTGGTGGGCTAAGCACCTCAGACACAACTGAGCTCAACGCAATTTATCCAGCGAGCCCAATTCACGCAGGTCTGCTCACACCTGAGGAACGTAAAAAGTTCTATCAGGATAATGTGCTTGATGCAGTTATCAATGACGGCGGTCACACATTTGGAACATTTGACACATCATACACTGATGCGCCTGATATGGCAGAGGTGGATGTTCGTGGCAATAACCTTCCAAGCCCATATGTTCCAAATCCAGTTTCACCTGGACCCGGATCTCAGAATGATTCTGACAAGGGCGCACCACCTGAGGGATTTGGGCAGACACCAAGCCCAACTTATGGATCCGGTGTTGGATCACGCCTCTCACCAAAGGCTGCATCTGAGAGAACTTCAGGACAGACTCTTGGTGACTACATCCTAGGAAAGTCAAGCCCTTCATCAGAGGGATGATTCCTGGCGAATGCCAATATACGCTAAATTTAACCACGATTCGAGGAGTGACAAAGGCTACGGCAGAGTCACTCCTCGAACGCTTAATCCCAGATCAAAGGGATCTCACTACCCGTATGTTGAGCCTGATTTGCACGCTGATGATGATGTAGAAGTAGACGATGAGTCACTAGAAGCCGTGGGACGCAAGGTAGACACGGCAAATTACATTCAGACAGATCCATATGCTGACGCTAAGATAAGCCCTTTCTATTACGTCGCGGGAAACACAAAGCTTTCTGACTGTTTCTTTAGGACAGACAAGGTGCTTCTAGAGGTAGAGGCAATGTCTAATTCAATGTACAGTATGCCCACAATGTACAAAGGGCATAACGTGATGTTTGGTGGTTCTAATGGCCACACACAACATCTTACAACCCAGCCTATGCATAGGACGGGTGATGTCTATGGATGGACAAGACTCAGGGGGCGATTTTTGCCCAATGATGAAGTCGATCATGAAGTTCCGGTCGATGATGACGACGTGGACGCCACCAACACGTTGAAGGATCTGATAGATCTTATCAACACAAGAGATGAATGAGGTAAATGTGTCAAGGCCAGTAAATGTTGAAGTTGTAGCAGATAAGTCAATAAGATCAACCGAGCAGCTTATTAGAAAGTTCCTCAGAAAGTGTAAGGATGAGGGAATCATTCTCGAGCACCTTGATCAGTTTGATTATGAGACAAAGGGTCAAAAGGATAGAAGGAAGTGCCGCGAGGGCAAGGCCAGGCACAGAAGAAAGAATAGTCCTCGCAAGGACGCTCGCAAGAGTGTTGAAGACAACAAATAACCACAGCCTATCTAATAAATTGTAGGATCAATCATATTTAAGTGTGGACTACTATCGTAGAGAGAGAATGAAATGAGTCAAACACTGTACGAAGAGGCAATCGCAGAGGCACGCCGTCTAACAGAGATGGCTGAGCAAAATGCCAAGAATAAGATCATCGAGGCAGTCACACCTCAAATTCGCATGCTCATTGAGCGTGAGCTTATGGCTGACGCTGATGAAATGGAAGAGGCAGATGAAGTCGATGAGATGGAAGATGAAGCAGTAGGCGATGTCGAGGCAACGGATGTTGCTACACTCGATCTAGATGCTCTCACACCAGCAGCACACGGAAGCGCAGCCGCTCCTGGTGCTTCTGTTAAGATGACTGATGGGACTGTTGAAGTCAACGTCGACGGTGTGAAGATAGAGGTAGAACCCTCGGTATCTCACGACGAAGAGGTCCTTCTTGATCAGACAGTGTCTGAGACACTTGCTCGTTTAATGACAGGTGGAAAAAAGAGAAATAGAATCCACGAGCGCGTTAATAAGCTCAGGATCAATGTGGCCTTCCTAAAGAAGGCCGTTAACGAGGCAAAGGCAATCGGATCAGATGATCAGAAGCGCGCGGTGGCAAATATTTTTGAGACCCTGGCACGTGAGGCAGTAACTCTTCAGAACCAGGTCATACTTACACATGAGAATACGGGAGGTCGAACTCTCGAGACAAAGATTGTTAGCTCAATTATTAAGGAGATGAAGGATATGTCACGGAGGAACAATAAGAACGTTTTCGACTTCCTGTTTGAGGCCGAGGAGGGCGAGGACATGGGTACAACGGCCGACGCCGCAGGCGGCGCTGACGCAGGCGCAGTTGAGGACGCTGTAAAGAGCCTCCTTAAGGCAGCAGGAATCGACATGGACGTCGAGGTCTCTTCAGCAGGTGGCGAGGAAGCCGCTGAGGCTGGTGAGGAAGAGGCAGAAGAGACCGAAGAGGTCGCAGAAGCCGATGAGATGGCCCACGATGAGTCATATGAGGCTGATGAGGCCATGATGCACGAGGCAGACGAAGAGGAAGAGGACGAGAAGGCAATGAAGGAAGCCGACGACGAGACCTCCAAGAAGGATGAGGTCTATGAGATCGATGAGTCCGCCCTTCGCGCAGAGCTTCGTCGTCTCCGTGGTCTCAATGAGGCTGATGCAGTCGAAGGTTCCGGAGCAACCTCATTCGGCGGTGGCAAGGCTGGCGATGACATGTTCGTTGACGTCGATGAGGAGTCTCTCCTCAACGCACTAGCTGATGAGCTAGGCACAGCAAAGATGCCAAAGGTTGGAAAGATGAAGGAGTCCACAGAGGTGGAGGCACTCCGTCGTCAGGTCCAGGATTACAAGAGTGTTGCAGAGCAGCTTAAGAAGCAGCTTGTCGAGATGAATCTCTTCAACGCGAAGCTTCTATACGCAAACAAGCTCATGCAGAACAGAGAGATTACAGCTAAGCAACAGCGTGCAATTGTTGAGGCGCTAGACAATGCCAAGACGCTACGTGAAGCGAAGCTTCTTTACAAGAGCCTGACAACATCCCTCAACAAGGCTGCCAATAAGGGTAACCTCGCAGAGGGACGTGATCTCAGGACCCTTGGATCCGCTTCAAAGTCAGCTCGTTCAGCACAGCCCGCACCTGCGGCTATCAACGAGTCTGGAAGCATGGACCGTTGGGCGCTCCTGGCAGGCATCAAGAAAGATTGAAATCAATTCACAAACGTTAAGGAGATATTGTAATGTCTAAGAATTTCACACTAGAGATGCTCACCGAGGGCATTCGTTCACGCCACCTCGGAGCACAGAACAAGCGCCTCATTGAGAAGTGGTCCCGCACCGGACTCCTTCGTGGACTCAGCGACACAACCCGCGAGAATATGGCACGTCTTCTTGAGAACCAGGCAGCTCAGGTCCTCAAGGAGGCATCCTCACTCTCCTCAGGTGGTGGAAACCTTCAGTCCTCAGGCGACGTCCGTGGTTTCTCCAACATCGCATTCCCAATCGTCCGCCGCGTCTTCGGCGGCCTCGTTGCGAATGAGCTTGTGTCAGTCCAGCCAATGAGCCTTCCATCCGGTCTGCTCTTCTACCTTGACTACACATACGGAACAAACTCAGGCGCATCTGCAGACGTGTCCGCTTACAAGTCAGG